TAAGGTTGTGAAAGGCATTGAAGATGGGATCTACCGAAAGGTTAATATTGGTCCTGAGTATTCTGATAATGCTCTTGAGCCAACTCAACTGGATACACTTTACCAAGAAGACAAGGTCCGAATCCTTCGCTACTACGGACTAGTTCCTCGTGAATACCTTGAGCAACTAGAGAATGAAGGGCAAGAAGTAGCTGACCTATTCCCAGAGGACAGCGATGCTGACCGTTATAGCGACTTAGTTGAAGCAGTGATTGTAATCGCTAATAACCAGTATCTGCTAAAGGCTGAAGCTAATCCTTACATGATGAAGGACCGTCCTGTTGTTAGCTATGTACCAGAAAAAGTCCCTGGTCGCTTAGTAGGTATTGGTACAGTTGAGAAGGGCTACAATATGCAGAAGGCTATCGATGCCCAACTGCGTAGCCACCTTGACTCTTTAGCACTGACCACAGCCCCGATGATGGCGGCTGACGCTACTAGATTGCCTCGTGGTGTCAGCTACAAGGTCCAGCCTGGAAAGACCCTGCTTACTAATGGTAATCCTAACGAGATTCTCTTCCCGTTTAAGTTTGGCTCTACTGACGCAGGCAACATCCAGACTGCCCAGCAGTTTGAGACAATGTTGCTGCAGGCTACAGGCACACTAGACAGCCAAGCCATGACTAGGTCTGTAGCTTCTGGTGAGGCTGGAGGCGCTTCTATGTCCCTGGCTATGTCTTCTATCATCAAGAAGAATAAGCAGGCACTGATGAACTTTCAGGATGACTTCCTAATCCCAATGATTAAGAAGATTGCTGTACGATATATGCAGTTTGACCCAGAGCGTTACCCTAGTAGGGACTTCACCTTTGTCCCTGCATCCACCCTGGGAATGGTTGCTAGGGAGTACGAGCAGCAACAGTTCATTGGTCTGCTGCAAACCCTTGGTCCTGAATCTCCAGTCTTGCCCTTGGTCCTAAAAGGTATCATCAAAGGCTCTAGCCTGTCCAATAAGGAAGAGCTAGCCATAGCCCTGGATCAGATGAACCAGCCTAACCCAGAGGTTGCCGCATTGCAGCAAGCCCAGCAACAGGCTCAAATAGCCCTTCTACAGGCTCAGGTTCAAGAGCTACAGGCTAGGGCTGCTGAGTCCCAGGCAAACGCCCAGGAGAGCCTTGCAAAGGCCCAGAAGACCACTGTTGAGGCCCAGATGATGCCAGAGGAATTACGGGTCAAGACAGTCCAGGCTCTGACCAATAACCTGGATAGCTCGAATAATGAGGAGTTTAACAGGCGTGCCAGGGTGGCAGACCTAATCCTCAAGGAACGGGAAATCCAGACCAAGGAAAACATCGTAGAAGCACAAATGAATAGAAAAGTCCAGTAAATACTTGACAAATCTATAAAAATGTGGTATAATTAATACACTGTTGTAGAAATACAACACAGTCCTAATAAGGAGAAACTGTGGATAAAGAGTTACAAGCCTATTACGAGGCTAGTTTAGGTGCGCTAAAAACCACCTAACTGAAAAGTTTGTTGATGATGAGGTTCGTTCTATTGAATGTCCTCATTGTCGCAATGAAGCCTCTCGTATTATCTCGTCACCCCGTTTCGTGCTGGAGGGCATCACAGGTGCGTTTCCTTCTGCACACGATGCGTGGGCTAGAAAACATGAAGAGGCAGCAAGAGCCTATCAAAAGAAAAGCGAAAAGAATAGCTGATCCGATGGGCATTTTTTAATTTCCTAGAATCCATTGTGGACAGGAGGATAATGTGGCAGAACTTATCGACCCGCAAGAGCAAGAAGTAGAAGGCGCAGTTGACATTACGCAGGAACAAGAGCCTCAACAAGTTGAGCAAACTCCAGAACCTGTAGCACAGGAACAACCTGAAGAGGTTATTCCACCCAAGTACAAGGGCAAAGGTCTTGATGAAATCATCAGGATGCACCAAGAAGCTGAGAAGCTCATTGGTCGTCAAGCCCAAGAAGTTGGTGAAGTGCGTAAACTGGCTGACGAATTAATCAAGCGACAACTCGAAACTAGAAAAGACGAAGTTCCTGCTGCAAAAGAAGACGAGATCGATTTCTTTGAAGATCCTAAGAAGTATGTAAGTAAAGCAGTAGAACAGCATCCTGCAGTTAAAGAAGCTAAAGAACAGGCTTTTGAGATTAAACGGATGCAAGTACTAAATCGGTTAAGTACTGAGTTTCCTGGTTTTCAGCAGACAGTAAATGATCCAGAATTTGCGGAGTGGGTTAAATCCTCTCCAGTTCGTCTTCGTTTATATGGCGAAGCTGATTCAAATGCGGATTATGATGCTGCCGCAGAACTCCTAAATACTTGGAACTATGTTAAACCTAAAGCTGCACCAAAAGCTGCTGCACCTTCACCAGAAGTTAAAGCAGCCCAAAAGGCAGCGGTTAAACAGGCAACCGTAGATGTAGGTTCTAATGCTGCTGCTCCGACATCTTCTAAGATTTATCGAAGGGCGGATCTAATCCGACTACAATTGGAAGACCCTGACCGCTACTATGCACTGCAAGACGAAATTCTTTCAGCGTATGCAGAGGGACGGGTTAAGTAAACCTTAACTTTTAGGAGATTTAAAAATGCCTTTGGGTACTGATAACGTAACAGTAACGACAGCAGCAAAGTTTATTCCTGAGATTTGGAGTGACGAAATTGTTGCTGCATATAAGAAGTCACTGGTTCTCGCTAACCTCGTGAACAAGATGAACTTCAAGGGTAAGAAAGGTGACACAGTTCACATTCCGAAGCCGACCCGTGGCACTGCTTCTGCTAAGGTTGCTAGCTCTCAGGTTACTCTGATTGCTGCTACTGAAGACGAAGTGGTTGTCAACATCGACAAGCACTATGAGTACAGCCGCTTGATTGAGGACATTGTGACTGTTCAGGCACTGCCCTCGCTGCGCCGTTTCTACACGGATGACGCAGGCTACTCCCTCGGTGTGCAAGTTGATACCGACATCTGGACGCTCTTTAAGTCTATCGGTAACGGTAACGGTTCTAGCTATGCAAATAGCGGTGTCTACACCTTTACTGACTCGACTGGCGAACTGATTGCCTATGACGGCTCTGTGTCTGCAACTGAGGGTAAGTTTAGCGATGTTGGCTTCCGCCGTGCTATTCAGTATCTTGACGATGCTGATGTGCCGATGGATGGTCGCTCCTTCGTTATCCCGCCTGTGCTGCGTAACGCATTGATGGGTACGAACCGCTACACCGAGCAAGCCTTTACTGGTGAAGCAGGTGCTGGTAACACTATCCGCAATGGTCGTGTTGGTAACCTGTACGGTATCGAAGTGTTCATTAGCTCCAACGCTCCGACTCCTGAGTCTGGCAAGCGCCTCGCTGGCCTCTTCCATCGTGATGCTTTCACGCTGGTTGAGCAGATGGGTGTTCGCTCACAGACCCAGTACAAGCAGGAGTGGCTGGCTGATCTGATGACTGCCGATACTCTGTACGGCGTTAAGACCATTCGTACCGATGCTGCTATCGGTCTGGTGGTGGACTGATCAATAGCTTAGTGCTTACATAGCACAACAGCTTCTCCCCAGGCTCACAAGGTCTGGGGAGTTTTACTAAGTAAATTTACTAAGTTTACTGAGTAAAACTACAAGAGGACTTAAATGGCGATATATCGTGGTCCTGGTGGCCCACAATGCTGCTAATAGCGCCGCTGCTGCCGCACAATCTGCTCAAAGTACAATTGATTTTACTACTGGCTTAGATGTTGCTGTATCGTCTTTGCCTGCTGGCTCTACGCCTACAGTTTCATATAACTCCACTACAATCTCTTTAGCCTTTGGTATTCCAGATGGTACTACTGGTCCAACTGGGCCTACTGGTCCAACTGGTATAGCTGGACCAACTGGTCCTACTGGCCCGACTGGACCACAAGGTAATACAGGCCCATCAGGTCCTCCAGGCCCCACAGGACCAACTGGTCCTACTGGATTAACTGGCCCAACTGGACCTACTGGACCACAAGGACTACAGGGCGATCCTGGTCCAACAGGCCCGACTGGTGCAACTGGCCCTACTGGCCCGACTGGCCCACAGGGATTACAAGGAGATGCTGGCCCACCTGGACCTACTGGCCCAACCGGACCGCAAGGCTTACAAGGCGATACAGGCCCTACAGGACCAACTGGTCCTACTGGCCCCACTGGACCTCAAGGTTTGCAGGGAGATCCTGGTCCAACTGGACCGACTGGACCCACAGGCCCTACGGGACCAACTGGCCCACAAGGCGATATAGGACCTACTGGCCCGACTGGTCCAGCTTCTACAGTTCCTGGACCTCCTGGTCCTACTGGTCCAACTGGAGCAACTGGTCCTACTGGTCCAACAGGGCCTACTGGGCCAACTGGGCCTACTGGTGTGGGATTAACAGGCGGTGGCACAGATTTAGCATTTTGGGAAAACGATCAAACTATTACTACTAACTACACAATTACATCCAATAAGAACGCATTAACGGTTGGTCCAGTAACTATTAATAACGGTGTTACTGTAACTGTTCCTAGTGGTGCTAAATGGGTTACGCTATAACGGAGAATTACGATGGCAATTAGAATTGATGGCGGCAGTACCAGTTTTATTTCTACGATTACATCATCTCCTAGTGCGGCTAGGACTGTAACTATTCCTGACGCTACTATCACTGTTGCTGCTTCTGATTTAGCACAGACCTTTACTGCTGCACAAACTTTTAATTCTGGTAATCTTAAACTTGCTGGCTCTACTAGCGGATCTGCTACACTAAATGCGCCTGCTATAGCATCTACAAATACTTATACTTTACCCCCAGACGCATCTACTTTAGGTTATCGTAATATTCCTATCTCTGGTTCTGCCAAGACTTCTTCTTATACACTTGCTACAACAGATGTTGGTGAGTATATTGAAATAGGCACTGGTGGTTCGGTAACCATTCCAAACAGCACCTTTGCTGCTGGTGATGTAGTTTCAGTTGTTAATAATACTTCTGGTGCAATCACCATTACTTGCTCGATTACAGATGCTTATATCGCTGGCACAGATTCGGATAAGGCAACTATGTCTTTAGCAACTCGTGGTCTAGCTACAATCCTGTTTGTATCTGCTACTCGTGGATGGGCTGCTAATACAGATTCAATCAGCGTTTACGATAACGGAACATATTTGAGAACTACTACGCAAGTGTTTCGTGATTTTTCTGCATGGGGACATTTAGTTGTTGCGGTAGATACGACTCAAGCAACTGCGGCAAATCGTGTAAAGATGTATTGGAATGGAGTAGAAATTACTGCATTTGCAACATCAAACAATCCAACACAAAATGCAGACACCTTTGTAAACGCCGCACATAATCATGTGATTGGTGGTCAACAAACTAATGTAGCAAACTCTTATTATAATGGCTATGTTACAGAAGTAAACTTCATTGACGGTCAAGCCCTAACCCCATCCTCATTCGGTCAGACCAACGCAAGCACAGGTGTATGGGAACCAGTTAAATACACAGGCACATACGGTACTAACGGGTTCTATCTAAACTTCTCAGATAACTCCAACACCACCGCCGCAACGCTTGGCAAGGACTCCTCCGGCAACGGTAACAACTGGACACCTAATAACTTCTCTGTCACGGCAGGCGTAGACAACGACAGTCTGGTAGATACGCCGACATCGTATGGCACAGACACAGGTGTTGGTGGCGAGGTAAGGGGGAATTACTGTACGATGAACCCATTAGTGACACCTACAAGCGGTTCGTTATCTAATGGAAACTTGAATTCATCTCAAACATATCAAGGGTTTCCATCAAGTTTTGCAATGTCGTCTGGGAAATGGTATTGGGAAATTACTGGTTTAACTAACACTAGTAGCAACAATCTACGAATCGGTATTGCGCCTCAAGGATATACGGTTGGCACAGGAACACCAGGGGATTTAACTGGTAGTTACGCCTATGCTGCAAATGCAACAAAAGGTTCTGGTGGTAGTTATTCTTCTTATGGTGCATCTTATACAGACAATAATGTAATTGGTGTTGCGTTTGATGCAGATGCAGGAACTCTTGCGTTTTATAAAGACGGAGTAAGCCAAGGAACCGCATACACAGGAATAAGCGGAACTTTTTTTGCATTAACTGGTTCTGGTTCTTCTGCAACAATGACATTGTGTGCAAACTTCGGCCAACGCCCATTTGCAAACACCGCACCATCTGGTTTCAAGGCACTCTGCACACAAAACCTACCAACGCCAACCATAGGTGCGACTAGCACGACACAGGCTGGGAAGTATTTTGATATTGATGTTTATACAGGTATTGCTGGAACTTACACAAAGACAGGTCTTGGTTTTCAGCCAGATTTAATTTGGGGCAAGGCTCGTAATGCTGCTGCGGCCCACCGTTTAGTTGATGCTGTCCGTGGAGGCACTCTTAAACTTACCACAAGCTCAACTGATGCTGAGAGCACAGACGTTGCTGCCTACACGTTTACGTCTGACGGCTATAGTATTCCGGGTGGAGTAAACCACAACAATAATACTGGGACAACCTATGCCGCTTGGTTATGGAAAGCCAACGGTGCTGGTTCATCTAACACAGATGGCACAATCACCAGCACAGTAAGCGCAAACACCACGGCTGGGTTTTCGATTGCTACATTTACAATGCCTGCTAGTGGGACATCTGACACAGTTGGTCATGGACTTGGTGTTGCTCCGGCGATGGTTATAGTTAAGTCTAGAGGGTCGTCTAGTTGGGGTGTTTATCACAAAAATTTAACATCTGCGGCTTATTATTTGCGATTACAAACCACAGATGGAGAAACATCTAGCAACAGTTATTGGAATAGCACCGCACCAACATCAACTGTATTTACTCTTGGTGCTACATGGTATGGTGCTGGAACAATGGTTGCCTATTCTTTTGCGCCCATAGCAGGCTATTCCGCATTTGGTTCTTATAGCGGAAATAATTCCAGCACAGACGGAACTTTTGTTTATCTTGGTTTTAGACCTCGCTTCATAATGATTAAGTCGACTTCTGCCGGAACAGACTGGGTGATGATGGATAGCGCAAGAAATACTTACAATCTTGCAGATACTTCTTTATATGCAAACAGCGCAAATAGTGAAAGCACAATTGGAACCGTTAACGATATAGATTTTTTAAGTAACGGATTCAAACTAAGAAACAACACAGGTTTTGTAAACGCATCACAAACTTATGTGTATGCCGCATTTGCCGAAAATCCATTTAAGTATTCTCTCGCACGATAGGAAAATAACATGGCTTATTTATATAACGGACAACCCGTGAACATCAGAGTAGAGTTCTTCCGCACAGACGGAGTACGCTACAACAACCTATTAGATGCAGCAGTAAGGGCAAAGGTAGGCATCGTGCAGACCAATGACCCAGACCCGTTTGAGCCTGCCGCACCTGAGTACGACCAGCGATTCTATTGGGGGCCAGATAATCCCAAACTCCTGAATGACCGTGAAGAGGTAGACCAAGACGGTAACCCGATGTGGGTTCAGACTTACGACCCTGCTACCGAGACAATGGTCAACACCGACAAACGTCTAGTCACCAAAGGACTGAAGTCGCAATGGATTGCACAGGTCAAGGACACGGCTGGCAAGATGCTGGCTGCTACAGACTGGATGGTCATTCGCAAGGCAGAGCGTAACGTAGATATTCCTGCTGATGTTGTTGCTAAACGAGCAGCTATCGTGGCTGAGTGTTCCAGACTTGAGACTGCGATTGCTGGATGCGCTGATGTACCTGCGCTGATTGCTGTGGTCATGAACCAGAACTGGCCCAAGGAGAATAATTGAACGCAATGTGGCAAATGTGGCAACAAAGGTATAACAAAGACCTCTGCCAAAAGATAGTAGAAAAAGCAAGTAAGATTGAACCGCAAGACGCAATCATAGGTTTTCAAGGCTCTAACGTAAACACCAATGTGCGTAGAAGTAAGGTTCGATGGATTACTAGAGATAACCAGGAACTAGGTTGGCTGTATCCAGAGATAACAAACCTATTCCATATTGCTAATCACAATGCCTTTGGTGCAGAACTGTGGCATTTAAACGAGTTACAGTTTACTGAGTATAACGCAGAAGACCAAGGATATTATAATTGGCATAATGATGTAAACTGGGATGATGGCAGGCCAGTGCATAGGAAACTTTCCTTTATCTGCCAGCTAACAGATCCAGCAGAGTATGAAGGAGGTGACTTTGAGATGCAACCATTGCACTTAGGAGCACCTAACCAAGAGCAGTTAAAGACACAAGGAACAGCACTAATCTTCCCGTCTTTCATAGTACACAAGGTAAACCCAGTAACCAAAGGCACTAGACACTCGTTGGTAGCCTGGATTGAAGGACCTAAATGGAGATAGTATGGCAACGCAAGCAACCGAAGGAGTTAAGCAAGTAACTGATGCCCTGTCTGTGGTGACAGTTATTGGCACGTTAGCAGAGATACTGCCTGCTATTGCGGCTCTATTTACTATTGTGTGGACTTCCTTTCGCATCTACGAAACTGACACTGTTCAGAAATGGCTCGGTAAGAAATGAGTAGAAAAGTATCAGCAGTTGCCACAAGGACTGATGCCACTAAGGTTACTATCCTTACAGTACCTACTAAGAATACTGGCTACTGGAAGATGATGTACATTATCAGTCTATCTGGTACAGAGACTCCGAAGGTCTACTGGTATGATGCTTCTACCAACACTGAATACTTTGTAGTTGGCGGTAAGAACTTAGGAGCAGGCGACTACATTCTTTTAGACGGAAACACAGAAGTAGTACTACAAGCAGGCGATGAGATTCGTGTACAGAATACAGGAACTAACACTGTGACATATATTGCTACAGTAGAGTATGTACCAGAGCAAGCAGTCCAATTCCAAAACTAAGGAGATAATTATGCCAATGGTCGGAGAGAAGAAGTTTCCCTATACTCAGAAGGGCAAGAAAGAAGCTAAAAAGTACGCCATGCAGACGAACAAAAAAGTCAAGAAGAATCCTGCTAAGAAAATGAAGGGATACTAAAATGATGAAGCCAAAGACTAAAAAAGGTAAAGCTGAGAAGGTTGGTAAAGTTATGCGTGAGTACAAAGAAGGTACTCTGCATAGCGGTAAAGGCGGTCCAGTTGTTAAGTCACGCAAGCAGGCCGTAGCAATTGCTATGTCTCAGGCTGGCATGACTCGTAAACGTGCAGGTCGTGGACGATGAAACCAGGACTCTACGCCAACATCCACGCCAAGCGTAAGCGTATCAAGGAAGGTAGTGGCGAGAAGATGCGTAAGCCTGGAACCAAAGGCGCTCCCACTGCTAAGGCATTTAAACAAGCAAAGAAGACTGCGAAGAAATAAATGGTTAAGAAGGTATATCAGAACCCAGAGGGCGGCTTAAACGCCAAAGGACGAGCATACTTCAAGGCTAAGGAAGGCGCTAATCTAAAGCCTCCAGTGTCATCGAAGCAGGCTAAGAAGTCTCCAAAGGCTGCTGCTCGTAGGAAGTCTTTCTGTGCTCGTATGGGCGGTATGCCTGGGCCTATGAAGGACGAGAAGGGCAGACCAACTAGGAAGGCACTAGCATTAAGAAAATGGGATTGCTAAATGGCTAACAAGACTTATCTCCAACTTGTCAATGATGTCCTTATTCGTCTGCGTGAGAATGAGGTTACATCTGTTACTGATACATCCTACTCCAAGCTGATTGGTAAGTTTGTTAATGATGCCAAGCGGCAGGTAGAAGACGCATATAACTGGAACGCTCTGTCAGAGACTATTACTGTTGCTACATCAACAGACTTATTTAACTATGTACTGACTGGCTCAGGCATTCGGTTCCGTGTCTTTGATGTAATTAATGACACCAGCAA